CAGGCTCATGCAGTTCAATGCTTTTCTGCAACTTATTCAAAGTATAATGCATGTTTGGAATAGTAAGCTCCTGGTCCTTGATAATGCAATTAGGCTGCTGAATTAGATAGTTATACATCTCTGTCCATGTTAATCTACTCATGGATGTAAATATACATAACAGTATTGTAATTGCAACCTCGTACCTCGGCAGTCGCTCAGTCTCGTTTATAAGGTTGTTAGGTGTAATTAATTTACTAACGCTTTTGGGTACGATTCAATTTTATACTTCAATTTAGCTATCAGTTCTTTCTTTCTTCTCTTATTGCAATTAAAATAAACATACCTATGTTTTCTTGGTCTTGGTACTTTTTTAAATTTATCGCCATATTTTTCTTTTAATTCTTTTGATGTGTATTTATCTGCTATCGTTTGGCAGTGCTTATCCATCCCTTCAATAGTCCAATTAGTACGTTTAGCACTTAATCCTGTATAAATCCAGTTTGTAGCTTGGTAAACTATACCTAAATGTCCTTGTTCTATTTCTGCATAGCTTACTATTATTTCTTTATTAACTAACTTTATAGTATTTCCTATTAGGTAGCTTTCTGTGTTTTTTGGTGTATCATCTTCAATCCATAATCTTGTTAATTCAAGCACATTAAAACTTTCATCTATTCCACAAATGCCTTTTCTTAATGGTGCAGAGCTTGGTGTTCCATAAATCACACAACCTACTATTCTTTCATCACTAAACAAGTCTGCACTATTATCGCATTTTTCAAACAAACCAAAAGCCTGTGAACAAGGACATTTTCTATGTAAGTAATGATTTTTAACAACTAAATCCATTGCCAACTTATAACTAATTGGTTTTATTTTATATCTATCTTTTAGTTTCATAATCCGTAAATTAAAAACACCTAACAAGGTGTATAGCACATTAAAACGATTCCATACACAATGTGCTATGAGTAATACTAACTACTTACTTTCATAAGTCCCAGCAATAATATTTAAAGCGTATTCATCCAAAGGTCCTGGTCCATGTAGAACCGCTTTTTATTGCTTGTACAATTGTTTCTTACCTCAATCCAATAACTATCTCCACTAATTCCATCATTTGCTATTGTTCCACATTCGCAGCTTGTTGTTACTGATTCATATTCTTTTTCACATGATGCCAATGTGAATAATGCTGCTAATAAGATTAATTGTTTTTTCATGATTATTTGATTTAAAAACCCTGCTCCTCTACGGGTGAATATGAGCCAAAAAGAACGTTGGTTTTGGAGCAGGGAGTATAGTTTATATTTCTATTCTAAAACGAATATTTAAAAAAATGTTGTTTCATCTCGAATGGTACGATGATATGAGTACTCGTTATTTGGTATTTGTAATTATTTTCATCCATTGAGAACCTCATGGCCCAAATCGGACAAAGGATTGCCAACTGTCTTAAAATATGTTTTTTATTACCAATCTTAGCATCTGCCATGTAAGACTCAAAAGTGATTTCTGATAAATCTGAGCTCGTTGCCTCAAACTCAATTTTCATGATCTTATTATAATCTATTCTCATTTTGTTATGTTTTAAAAAAGGAGGCCTAAACCTCCCCTCATGTTATTTGCAAATCTCATCTGCAATCCTTTGGACTGTATTAATATTCAATCCACCAGCTCCGCTTAAAAACATATGTAATTGGCCTGCTTGTACTCCGCATTTTTTTGCAGTTGCATGAACTGACAAATTATTTTGCTTCATATATGCCGTTATTATGCTTTTACAATCCCTTTTAACGAACTTTAGCTGCTCTTTTGATATTGGGTTTATCTTTTCCATAAAAGTCTCTTAAAAGTTATTAAAATGGCAACCCGTCATCATCCATATCAGGTAAACTTGCAACTGCATCCTCCATAAAGTTTTGAGCAATGCCTGACCTTTGAGGAGCAGGAGCACTCTGCTGAGTCTCATTGCTAATTTTCCATGCCTCCAATGTATTGAAATACTTAACAACTCCCTCAGGATTAGTCCATGCTCTACCTCTGATATTTATAAAGGCCTGGATTGTCTCCCCCTCCATAAAATTATCTAACAATCCGCACTTATCTTGAGTTACTTGTAATAATACTTCCTGTGGATACTCTCCCTCTGTTCTAATTACGAACTCTCTTTTCGCAAATTTCTCTGATACCTGCTGCTTAGCAAATACCTTAACTAATGTTCCTCTTAAATCCATGATTCTACTTTTTTACTTTTTGATTTTAATTCTGCCATACATTCTTTGTAGTACTCGTTGGCAATAGAGTACTGGGTTAATATTTCACTTTCAATTACCTCATCCCTTTCAACTTTTACGGATGTCATTCTATCTCCTACTGCAATATGATCAACATCATGCAGAGCAGGAATATCAAACGAGCTCAATAAACTTGGAGGAGTAGTTGTTAAACAATAAATAACCTCTGCAACATTTCTATTGTACAACATCATATAACCTCTCATCTGCCAATCATAGCCGGACTTTTTTACTGCCTTATCTGCCTCCTCTTGAAATGCAGGAAACGTTTCAAAACTCCAGGAGCACTTAATATCAATTATCCTTTCATCTCCTAAAATATCACACTCCCCAGTCAACCAACTTGTTGTTATTCTCTCCGCATTTTTGCGGAAATCCATGAACCTAACTTGGTTAACCATCTCAATTCCCTCATCCTCATTTAACAATCCTTTCTCAGTATACTTATTGCTAAAGTTTGGAGTAATACCATAAAAGGATTCCTTTGCCTTTTCCATTACATAGGTTTTCGTTGTCTCAGATAATGGGCTGCTTTTACTTCTGCTCTTAGTCATTAACTTGCTCAACTCTGAGCATCTTACTAATAGATTTTCCATTGTTTTATTTGTTTTCTGTTTCTAATTCTTTTTCCTCTACCTCTGCCTCCTGGAGCTCCTTGATAAACTTATCAGCTTTCTTAATCTGTGCCTCTGTTAAATCAAAAGTATCCACTAACTTATCATAAGTATAGTTGCCATTTTTAATGCTCTCTAAGGCTCCATTTAATCTCTTAGCATCTAACTTCGGTTTTGCTGGTGCAGGCTCCTCATATCCATCAGGTAAATCCTCTCCTGCGTAGATGTAAATACCCAATCCGAACATTGCAAGGTTTTTCGTTAAACACCTCATGATTGTTTTATTGATGTCAAACATATTATAGGCTTGTACTGTTTTTTCTCCAAACTTGGTTTGGTAGTTATACGGTTTTGACTTCATTGCCTTGTTTTTACCATCCATTACAGGCAGCCACATCTCATGTGTAATATCATCAACTGTTACTTGAGTGTAAACCATTGCCCCACTTTCATCTGCAAAGTATGGTAATCCGTTTTCATTTTTTAGGATCTCGTAAGTTGCCGTAGGACAAACTTTTTGAAACTCTTGCCAGGCCCATGCCCAACTCAAATAAGTTAAATTATCCTTTTTCTCTGTTTTCTCATTCACATTGATACTGCTCAATGCTTCAAACACGTTTTGTTTTTTCTGTGCCATTTTTGTTATGATTTAAGGTTTATTTAAAATGTACTCTATATGATAACTCTATCTCCAGAGTTCTAATTAATTGCAGATTTTCATTGGACCAAGGTCTTAAAGCCTTAAGCTCATCAATTTTTTTCTCAATCTGTTTAATGGTCATTTTTTCTACTTCCATGATGTTATGATTTAAAGTTATAGAACAAATATAGAAATTTATTTTCTATCTCAAAGCATGAATATTAATTTTTTATTTCAATCTATAAATTACAACCCACAATAACCCGAATCGCATTCATTGAAGTCATCATCGAACAATTGTGTTTGCTTGAAACTGTTTTTTATTTTATCGTAGGTTATTCCATTCTTAAATGTTCTCTTTCCATCTCCTAAATTTTCAGCATTAATAAACCAATCGAATTTGTTAGGATGTCTTTCGCTCATGTGTTTTAATAATACAGGACTCCTATGAAAACAACCAACACAATTATTCATGTATGCAAATCTCACAGGCTTATCCTTCCAATACTGCTCAATAGTATCTTTAAATATACCGTTCTCAATTAATGGAAATACGGGATTCTGCCACCCTGTTTTCTTCCATTTATTATTCCCATTTTTATGCTTACCAACGATATGTTTAAACTCTAATAATCCATGTTTGTTCTTTTTTTCAATCATTGTTTTGGCTCTTGACATCTCATTAGCTCGAAATCCAATACGCATCTCAACAGGTTCATTTATGTTGTTAAGCCACCAATTAAATAAAGGTTTTAATTTCATGTCAGTAGTACAAAAACGTTGCGTTACATTTGGTAAATAACGAGTGTTTTCAATTCTGTTTTTTTCAGACCTTATAATCACTTCGTCAAATGTTTCTCCAGTAACCCAATCAATTTTTTGGCCAATAAACTGCTCTAAATCTAACATTGTGTAAATAATTGCATCCTCCTCTAATGTCCCGATAAATTCCGTTCCAATTCTATCTGAAACCATCTGCCTTACTTTTTCATTTGGAAATATGCAATTTTTATCATTTGTTCTTACTAAAGCAAAAACATTATAATCTGCTGGATAATTAGCAGCTATGTATGCAGATGTTTTTCCTCCGCTTAAACTATTAACTGTAATTAATTTATTATTTTCCCTTGCCTCTTGAAACCAATCTGTATCAAATTCTTCTTGGTTATTTTCGTTAATTGTATAAAATCTTTTCATTAGTCTGTTAATTTTTGGTATTGCTCCTCTCTTTTTAAGTTTGAAATATGCTGATTCATTGCATCAATAATGGATGTAGCATTGTCATAAAATAGCCTCATTTGGTAGTATAAGCCATCCCATTTCTTTTCTTCAACATACTCCTCAACTGAATAGAACTTGCCTAACTCGGAGGCCTTACTCATCGGGAATCCTGCATCCAGGTACTTTTTTGTATGCTCTCTTTTGGATCTCTCTGTCTCTGCCTCTGCATTTTTCCAATTTATCCGAACCTGCCCCAACTCGGATGCATAAAAGGATAACAAGGTAACTAACTGAATACGCTGATACATTAAATCATTTATACCTGTGTAATCCATTGGCAGCTCCCTATACCAATTTATAATATCATCCAAGTCCTGGACTACCTCATCAAATTCTCTCATGATCTTTTATTTTTTGTTTATAATGGTTATACAACTCCTCCAATTCTACCTTGTTTAATTTTAGCTTGATATGCCTATTATCATCCAACCATTGGAGCTCATCCTGGCTTATTCTGTTTGTTATCCTTTTCCTATATTCATGGATATTGCCATGCATATTCCTATTACAGGGTACACATTGTCCATGTACATTCAGCTCATTAAATCTAAGGCCCTCATAAGTAGTTGCGTAAAAATGCCCTGCATCAAACTTCCTATTCTGTAGCGGAGTATCACAACTTACACAACCTCTGTTTATATCTCTTAATCTGATATATTTATTGAATACAGTTTGCACTTTCTTTTTCCAATCACTTAATGTCATGCTTTTTTCATAGTACTCCTTTCTCTCTGCCCTGGCCTTTTTTTTTGCCTGCTTTCTCATCTCTAAATTTGCATGCTCAATGGCACATTTATAGTTGCATACTTTTTGAGTTGACTTGTAAGGAGTAAACATTACTCCACACGTTTTGCATTTTTTTTGCTTTAATGGTTTCATTTAAAATAAACTACCTTGATTGCTTGAATTTGATTTAATAATTCCTTGAGCTCTTTCTAAAATATGTAGGCCTAACTCAGCATTTACCATATTACGCTCTGCTAATGGTTTACTATGTGCATGCTTATTTGTTCCTGCATATTGTTTCATCATTGTGCCCACTTCTCCTTTTGGCTGCTTTATTTGTGGTATTACAAAATTAGCCCATAAATAATGTCTTCCTATTTCTGCAGTTGGTGGTATAAAATGCTCATAATATGCTTTTACATTTTCAACACAAAACTTACCCTTACAGAATGTTTTTAAAAATATTATCTCTTGCCAAAGTTCCATCTTAGGGTATCTACTTTCTGTAATGTAGTTTATAAAATAATTAGCTTTGCTATGAGTTTGACAAGGTGGCGAAGTCCAAATAAAACCATTTTCATATTCTGTATAATGATCTAACAAATATTGATGAGCATCAGCAACTACAACTTTATCATTAGGGTAAAGCCCTTGATATTTTTCAGCTACTTTTTCATCAAATTCTACTGCTGTTATTTCGTGTTCATCTCCCCATAGTCTACGGTTACCACCTATTCCAGCATATAAATTTAAAACTTTCATAATTTGTTATATTTAAAAAGGTATATTTTTATTTGGTGTCATTCCTGCATAATAATCCTCAACCTTTTGCTCAATGGTCTGCCTCTCTGTATAGTTATTCCACTCCGATGTTGCAAGCTCAACATCCATTTTAGTTATACCTACTGCTCCATCCCTATTCTTGGCAATAATAAACTCTCCAACTCCCTCCATGCTTTCCCCATTCTCATCTGCAGATTGATCATAATACTCAGGCCTATGTAAAAAGCCAACAATACTTGCATCCTGCTCAATCTCTCCACTCTCTTTTAAATCGGGTAAACTTGGCCTCTTTCCTGTTCTACCCACATCCCTACTCAATTGGGCCAATGCTATGCAAGGCACTCTATGAGCCATTACAATTCTCTTAACATCATTGGATATCTTTGTTACCTCCTGGTATCTGTTCTCACTTTTGCCTGGCATAATCTTTTGCAAGTAATCAATCATAAACAGTCCAACATCTTTGCCCTTATTCTTAACAGACTGCAATTTACTCTCAATATCCTTTGTTGTATGGCTGCCATCAAAAATAACAATGTTATCCCATGCAGGACTGCTTTTTAAATCCTCAATCCTTTGGAGCTCCATATCTGAGCATTGCCCGTATTTAATATGGTTAGAATTAATACCCAATACATTGCTTATAATCCTCCTCACTATTCTATCATGGGCCATTTCTAAGGAAAAAAACACAACAACCCTATTCTCATTAAAACAAAGGTTTCTAATCAAACTAACTGCCCATGCAGTTTTACCCATTGCCGGCCTACCTCCAACAATCATCACGTCATCAGGCTCCAGAATCAACTGCCCTCTTAAATCATTCCATCCCAATTCTAAGCCTAAAGGAATCCCTAACTTTGCTTGCTCATGTTTCTCCAATATATGATTAATGCTATCTAAGTTAGTAACCTCTTTTATTGTAGTATTTACGCTTAACAGGTCCTTAATCTTACTAACCTCCTCCAGGATGTAATGAGATCTCGGAGAAACTCCCGTTACTTCATTATTGACATTCTGCAGCATCAACATAACTTTCCTAACCGAATACTTATACCAACATTCATTCAATACTCCCTCTTTGTTTAGAGTCTCATGGAACTCAATAGAAGTTGTTAACCTGCTCAGCTTAGCAATGGTATCTTTTTCTAAGCAATTATTCTCTCTAAGCCATTGAGATATGTTTATGATATCTAAATACTGATTATCACTAACAAGGCTTGTAATGGCTCTAAATAGATTTTTATGAAATAAACTTTCAAACCATTCAGCTTTCATTTGGTTAATGTACTCACTCTGCTCCTCTTTGTTTAGATTTAAGGCTATGCCAAAAGCCTTGTCAAAAATGTTATGTTCCATAGTTTATAGATGTGGATTATATTTTAATTCTTTCTGAGGCTCCTCATTACCCCACTTGTTAAGGTTATTAGCATCTGCAAAGTAATCAATAGTAATCTGATGATTATAATTTTTTATATGCCAATCATTTTTACTTACGGTAACCATTGCTCTCATAATATGACCTTTGGTAAATCCCATCTTTAACAAATTTCTAAATTTTTGTATAGTTTTTGGAGGACATACCTCATGTTTTTTATTGAATGTATCATTAAAAAAAGCCATTAATTTTGTAGAGTCGATAGACTCTATTTTATTATTCTTATCATTCTTATCATTCTTATCATTCTTGTTAGTGGTCGCTCGTTGGCCTTTTGTTGGTCGCCTCTTGGTCGTTTGTTGGTCGTTCTGTTGGTCATCTACTTGGTACTTGGTATAGTTAACTACCTCTATTACTGTTCCTTTCCTCGAACTTTCAATGGTCAATTCGTTGGTCGTTTTTAGCCTATTTAGTGAAGTTCTAACCTGCCTACCTGTTAGCCCAGTTTCCTTAGAAAGTAGGTCTCTGGATGTGTAAAAAGTACCAGCTTTAATAACATCTCCTCTATACTTTTTGTCCTTATGATTTGCCTTTAACAAGCAATGTAAAAAAAGCCTAAAAGTATTTGGCTCATCATACCACTCCCATTCTAACAACTTTCTATGCAGCTTAATCCATCCCTCCATGTTATTCGCCAATAATATATTTTAGATCCTTTATAAGATTTAAAACTTGTTGTTTATATAAAAACATACTTGTTCCACATGAGTCTGGAGCCGCATCATAAATTATTATATCAATTTTTTCTGAGTTATCTCTTTTAATAATTTCAATATGCTCATCCTCATTTAAATAATGTTTAATTACTTTCATATCTATTAATTTAATTGTTTACAATCTTTAAAATTTTAAACCTTATATTCAAAAAAAATTTAATCCTCTTTTTTTACAAGGAAAACACTGCCAATTTTCTTATATACAACTGTGTTTTTTGCTATTCTTTGGTAAACTGCCTGTACAGAAATACCATAATAACTTGCATAATCTTTTACTGATACAAAATTATCCATATTACAAATATACTTTAAAATTTTCAATTACTTTCTTTTTCCTCAATCAATTTTATTGCCCTCTCCAGATCCCTACATTTTTCCTCTCTTACTTTCAATGCCTCTTTATACTGGCTCCAATCACTATATGCGATTGCCTTTTTTAAGGCCCTTAATTCATCCAATAATATTTGTTTTGCGTATCTCATTTTATGATATGTTTTCATAGTTTTTCTAATTCTTGTTTAACTTCCAACCAATACAACGCTCTACTTTCCTCCCATGTTCCTCTTGGAAAAGATGGATATTCTTTTAAAATTTCATCAACTAAAATTAATGCACATTTCTTTCCTGCTTCATAGCCAATTTCAGCGGTACTTGGGTTTGATCCTGCATATTCTTGATACGAATATGTTTGTGTTTCCATTTTGTCAAGTAATGACAATGCTTTCTCTTTTGGTGTTTTCATAACTTTTCTAATTCTTGTTTAACTTCTTTATAGTATTGTATTGAATCATTAATATCATTTTCACCACAACAATGAATAGTTGATAATTCTTTTATAATCTCATCAACTGAAATTAATGCATTCTTAATCGCTATTGAAGTACAAAGTATCTCATTACCGCATTCAGTATCCTCATCCATTAAAACCATTCTATATTGGTTTACTAAACTTTCTGCTTTCTCTTTTTGTGTCATAATTAATCTTTTTTACCACATTCTACTGATGCAATTAAATCCATTCTATTAATACTCTCTTTTTTTAAATCTGGTATTGATTTACAAATGTTATAAGTTTTCTTTTCTTCATAGAAATACACTTCTATAAAGTTACCATTATCATCAATACTTAATTCAGCGTCATATTTAGATAATAAAGCCGCTAATTCTTCTCTGAAATAATTAATTTTTGTCATAATCTTTCTTTTTTTTCAAAATCCTCTGCTAATCCATCTTTATAGGTACTTAAAAACCTTGTAGCTTCATCCCATTTATCAATCGGAATAAATTGCTCAAAGCATTCTTTATAAGCGTCTATTTTCATAGACGCATATCTTTCCATAACATTAACTACTTCCTCCATTTCAAAAATATCTGCAATATGTAATGGCTCTTCATAAAAAGTTTCTAAAAATTTTTTTGCTGTCATAATCAATTATCTTTTTCAAGTTCTTCTAATTCTTTTCTAAGCGCATTAATTTTCTTTTGCTTATCTCTTTTACCTTTTAATTCCATGTATTCTTTTTCCTTTTTCTTCCAAACTTTCCAAGCATCCATACGTAAAGTTTCAGAATCTAAATCAAAAAATTTTTCAATTTTTATTCTGTTTTTTCCTTTCATTATGTCAGAATTATAAAACCTTGTATCTAAAATTGAACCGGCATAAATACCAAATGCATGTTCAGGGTATGATACATCGGCATGAAGATGTAAAACAAATCCATCAACCTCAATTTTGTTTTCATACTTTTTAATTTGCAGAATCTTATAATCGCCATTCAATAATTTAAGTTTTAAATTTCCTGCTAATTCTTCGATAATTTCTTCAATCCTTTTCATATTTCAATGTTTTTTAATGATGCCAACATGGACTGTGCTCTGTCCTTAACTCCTTGTACATATTTTCTCCTTTCATCAATATTAGTCTCTATCCAATAACCATTATTAGAGGCAATTAAATTAGTTATCAATCCCTGTATTCTTATGAAATTAATAATCTTTCTAATTCTCGGCTGATTTACTGAATGATACCCTGCATTTTTTAATGCTACAATCATCTGTGCATTAGTTATGGCTTTTTTACGTCCTAATTTCGTTTGTAGCCCTCGAACTATTACGGGGAGTAATACATCCCTCTCATAATCATTTAATGGCTCTGTTTGGTTTTCAAATCCTGCTATCATTTTTTAAGGCTTAATAGTTTATAATATAATTCTCTGTTGAAGCTGCTACGGATGATTAAATCACTTTTCTGAGTTTCCCATCTCTTAATATCCTCCAGGACCTTAGGCCCCACTAAAATATTATCCTGTAAAGTTTTCTCAACTTTCTTTGCTCTTGATTTTCTAAATAGCTTCATGATTTTTTGTTTAAGATTTGTAATGCTTCATTGAATGACTCCTGCAGTTTTTTTAATTCTGCCTCTCTTTCTATTAATGCCTTTTTGCGGATCTTAACATAATGCTCAAATGTTCCATACGAGTAATTAACAATATCCTCCTTAATCGTTGCAATTATCTTTTTTACCGTTGACATTTCCCATGCAAGGTCTGTTAAGATATCTAATACTGCCAATCTTTTGGCCTCTGGGTTTTCTGCAAAGCTGCTCTCAGCCTTTTTCAAAATTTGAAGTTCTAAGTAACTCATGATTGTTATGTTTTTAAAGTTATACCCAAATATATAAAATAATTTTCTATATCAAACTATCAAAGCAAAAAAAAATTAAAATAAAAAAAGGGAGCAACTAAAAGCCACTCCCCACACACCTTGATAACCAATGGAAGAAATCAAGAAAACCTATTTTAAAACTCATTGATTAAACAGAAAGTAACCATAATCTGCTCTCCACTCTGAAATGCTTTTTTGTAATACTCAATCTGATCAATGTACTTTTTTCTATCATTAATTACCTGACAACCTGCTGACCAATAACCAATGGCCCATTTAACAACCTTTAAATTAGCCAAACTAAAATCATATGTATTAGTATGGTAATTAATACCGAACCATCCAAGCTCAGGCTCTCCAATCTGCTCAATCTTTGTATTCTTATTGCCATCTCGGTATACCTTTACCCTACGGCCATTCTGTATTAATGCAGGCATCTTACCTCTATGCAGGCCATAGCTCCACACATTATAATACCATTCATCTGCTTTTAATACTGCAACCCCTCTTTTATTATACTTAAGGAATCCACCCCTTAAAACTCCGCTCCCTGCGTTAGTTGTACCCGTTAGAACTCGGATAAACTTCTCCCCCTCAAACTCATAAAACTTATCATCATAGCTATTAAATACATCCTCATTGGACCTAACTCCCAATATCCACCTTTGTTTAGGTATATTCTTAAAGTTTGGTAATTCCCTTACCCTATCCAATAACTCTTTATCTGTATATGATCTTACTTTTGTACTCATTTGAAAAGTTTAATAATCTTATCCAATGATAAAATTAAAACTAATATAAGCAGGGAAATGCCTCCATACTTTAAATAATCCTTAAAAGTCAATTCATCACAACTCTCATAATACTTTACAGGCACTTTTACCTCAATAACCTTATCCAGGTAAACCGTATCACACTTGGCATCAATATAAATAGAATCATGAACTTGATGTATTTGTACTTTTAGCCTGTCCTTTTCAATTGTTATTGTATCTTTTAAGGCTATTATAAAGCTATCTAAGAGCATAACTGTATCATGTTGTACCTTTGGCACTATTATGCTTAAAGTATCCACTAAAACAACCGTATCTGTTTTGTGTACAAATGGGTACTTTTTAACCAACCTGGCATGTCTCTTTATCGGACTGCAGGATGATAATAAAACCAATGATAAAAAAAATGCTATTTTCTTGTACTTTCCCATACTGCTTCACCGAATAATACTAAAATAAAGCTCAATAACTCCCCTAATACAATCTCCAGGTTATCAATTGTTGTATATCTCAATGTTGCATAAGCCACTAATAAAATAGTAAATAAAGCAATGAATCTCTTGCTGGACTCGCTTGTATTTTTGCTTATTAGCTTTCTTATGTATTGCCAAACTTTCATTTTTGTTTAATCCCATTCTGAGCTAATATAACAACCAACTCTTGTACATTGGATGATAACTGATTGACATTCTTTGTCAATGCCTGGAGCTCCAACTGAGTAGTATGCTCAATCCTTTTAACATCATTCTCCTGCTGCTTGGCAATTAAATCAATCCTCCCCTTATTCTTACCTGTCTCAATACTGCAACGCCTAACATCATTGATTAACCTTGTCAAAAAAAAGCCAATAATACCAAGTAAGATTGACATTATAACTCCTGCTAATGTTAGTAGATTTATTTCCATTACGCTGTTAATTTTACGTTGCTACCAATGAATGCTCCTGTATTATCCTGCACCAAAGTTAATAGGCCTTGTAACGTATAAGGCAAATTATCTGCATCTAATATCAGGCCTGCATTTATATCGGAAATTGAAACGAATGTTTTACCATCACTAATAGTATTTACTATTTCAATGCTCTCTAATCCACCAGCTCCAAACCTTGTGAAATAAAAACTGCAGCTCAATGGATACTCAAAAGTCTTTGTAACTCCTGCAATATCTCTTGTAATGATTATATAATTTCCAATAACTTCAATTTTCATCCCTCAATATTTTAATAGTATGTTCTCTTGTTTACAACCCTATCCCCAACAACACAAGTTAATACGGCCTTTCTTTGGTATTGCTCTAAGTAATCAATCTCTGGACTCTCCTGCACAATTACAGGCAGGTCCAATATTTCATGCGTATGGTTAAACTGATTGTAATCAGATATAAATAACTCATTCTCACTAAGCAGATATAAATCAGTCATTAAATCAATAATTGAATTAGTATAAGGATCTGTTTTAATCTGCCATGTATTAAGGTTTTCTCTAACAACCGTTTTAATGGTCCTATCCTGGTAAACCAAGTTATCAATCTCCATATTAGGCTGCCTATCTCCTATAAATCCATTGAATCTTAATGTATCAACAACATTGGAATCTGTGAAATCAATCCCCTCAATCTCATGCTTAAGATTAAATTTTGCTTTTAACCTTGCAGTATACTTTGCAGTCGTTAAACTGTATTCTTTTAAGTCATAAATACCCCATGTAAGAGTACCAGGAATACCCCCAATTGAATATTCTAACACTAACTTATAACAACCAATCCCATCAGATGCCAATACATCCCTCCAATTAATGGTTACATACCAAGCAAATGGCTCCCTAACAAAAGCAGTATTAAATGGGGCATACATAGTTGCAGCCCCATTTTTAGTAAGATTAAAATTAACTGTATCTGCAATACCACTCAGCTTAATCCATGCACTTGTTACATCATTCTTGTAACTTTCCGTTTCCGTTGTGTGAGCTAAAACTAACTGCTTTTCATCACAACATCGAAATGGCTCACTAAACTCATTAGTTACCTTTGCAACAGGTAATTTAATAGCCTTATACGCTGCCTGGATTCTTTCTTCTATGGTAGTACAATCACTCATTTATTACTCCTCAACAGTTAATTCCGGAGCCTCAGCAAATAATGCTTTTTCTAAAATCTGAATAGCTGCATGATAATTCAATACATCCACTCTGTTTAACGCTCCTTTAGTTACGCAATGATCTAAAGTTTTAACAATCAATGTTAATGCTTGCTGCTCCTGTGTCAATTGGTTTTCTTCCATTTTTATTTATTTAAGATGTTTATTTTCCTAAAATAGTTAAATTTCTGCAATTTCATCCTCAATAGTTACATCTGCCTCAGCCCATCCGAACTCTTGCACAAATGCAATTTTACATTGCTCTGCATAGTTATCCTGAGTAATTACTGTAGTAGGAGTAAATCCCATGATATTAATAACTCTTGTTCCATCCTCTTTTAATAACTTGAACGGTTTAAGATTTACATTATCTCTATCCTCCTTTGCTATTCTGCACGAGTAATCAATATCAATTACTCCCTCAGTTAATAACCTTGCCGTTGATACATCTAAAAAGATATAACAAGCATCTGCAGTTATATTCACATCTGCAGTTATTCCATTTACTTTCTTTAATACTTTAATTGCCATTTTACTTATTTATTTAATTATTCAAAAATCATAAACCAACTTCCAGAGCTTCCACCACTTGGAGCCGCCAATTCAGTTACCTCAATCCCTAATATATTACTTGTTGCCGTTGAACCTCCCTCAATCGTTTTAATTCCTGCCGTTAAACTTGGAGAAATACCTCCCCATGTAAAGTTATTAATATTATGATTCCAGTCAACAGGTCTACTTGTGCCTTGTGGAATCTCGATATATGCAGCAGTACCGTTACCTCCAATACACGAGCCTAATATCATACTGTTAGCAGATATTGTAAGGCTTGTAGTTGATGGATTACTTTGAGTACCATTGTAAGCCGTATTACCAACTCCATTTGAACCCGTAAAAGAATAACAAGCTGTTGATGTACTGTTCCAACTTCCACCGCTTAAAGTTACCGCAACTGTATTAGTACCCGTTGGAGGGTTTTTTAATTCCCATACTGTCCAATTAGTACTATAAGAAGTTGATTCATTTCTTTTATTGGTCATTGCCTGACCTCCATAAGTAACCCCAGTTGTTGATACTGCAGGAGCAGCAACAATAACCACCAAACAACCATCAGAACCAACATTTTGGTTATGCGAAAATGAATAGCTGCTACCTGCAGGTACTCTTACATCTGTTGTTCTATTTCCCTCTACTAATGCCATTATATGTATGGGTTTATATCAGTTATTTCATTTAATCCCATTCCCTCTACAGATGTGGTAATTTGATGCACCTCATAAACTGCAGGAGTAGTATTAAAAAATACGGAAATGTTAATTGCCCCGCTCTCTAAATCTGCCCTATTGTTATCAATCCAATTTCCATATGTTGACTCATAGTTGCTATTGATTAAAGCACAGTCCTCCATATTGGTTAAATAACCCAATGGAGTAAAATTAACATTTCCACTAACTAACTTTATTTCATTTAAAATACAGTATTCCATTATGCCTCCTCATTTACTGCAATAACATCCCATTTACTGTCCGTAGTATTATAAATACAACCAACATAGAGTAATTTACTTGCCGTTGTTGTCGTTGGTAAAGTTACTCCAATTGCTCTGAAATTTGCACCCCAAGTAATTGCTCTGCCCGTTCCATTATCCTTTATTCTGTAAACTAACTTTTGACCTTGTACTGCCGTTCCCGTAGGATTAGCAACTGTTAATGCAACTGCCTGAGCTGTTAATACTCCAGTATTTTCTTGGTTAGCATTAATGGTTAATGTTGCCGTTGATGTTGTTTCTTGAACAGTTGGATTTACAATCGTATTTGTTATTCTTTTACCACTACCAATTAAATTACCATCATTTCTAAAATCCCAAAGTTTGCTTGGCGTTGTATCTCCGTCATATATTTCAAAAGCCGTTGACGTTGATAAGGTATCTGCACCTTGAACAAGTGTTCTGCCTTGTAGTGATATTTTCTCAGAACCTATTGCACCCGTTCCACCAACATTGAAACCGCTACCGTTGATTCCATTTCTAAAAAAAGTTGCTTGTGCAGATGTTCCCGTTCTCAACCAATGTTCAAAAGTTCCACCCGTAGCCATATACATTTGACTGAAAGTAGGGTCTACTTCAAAAGTAAAATAGTCATTACCACCAGCAAAAGTATTTTGAATTTTAAATATTTCTACTGCTAAAGTAGTGCTATTTGAACCTAAAGATAAACCTTGTGTTCCACCTCTGGCGTAAAGTCTGGCTATTGTACCCCCTAAATCCGAATAAGTTTGTAAAAACCCACTTGCAGTTAAATTAAATATTTGCCCATTATTATTAGTAGCCTCAAATATTGGTAAACTTGAACTTGCTGTGTAATAAATAGAGTCAGCATCTAATTTTATTCCTCTCTGTAAAAGTGTTACAGTCGCGCCTAAGTCAAAAGTTAAAGTATCTGTTAAAGTAGCAACACGACCACTCCCAATAGTATCGTCTTGGGTATAAATAGATGCGCCAATAGTTGACTTATCAACCTCCTGAGGAATTCCATTAGCATCCCCAATCCATAGCTTATCAGTACCTAAATTTGGTAATCCTGCAGTCCTTGCCGTATTAAATACAAATAACTGACCTCCTGTTGCATCAACCTTTAAAACCTTTGCAATCCTCTGAATCTCCGTAGTTCCTCCCGTAGGCCTAACCTTTGTAAATCCTCCTGCAGTAGTTGACATATAAAGAGCATCATTAACTGCCCAGGTTTCTCCATTTGGATTCAAGGCACTTGTTGCCGTTGTATCAACTCCCGTTAATTTTCCAAATGTAGTTATATGCTTACTATTAGTATCATCCATGTTCTCTGCAGCTAAACCAATAATTGGCATAGTTGCACTACTTGAAGCATCAGCAACCTCAACAGTATGCAAATCAGCATCAAAGCCAACTAAATAAACAGGAGTACCCTTTGCAATAGTTCCTGCAGTAGACTTTTTACCGTTTATAATTACAGTTCCATGAGTTACCGCATCAACTGTAATAAACTCATTAACCGCATGATCATAAAATAATAGCTTTCCATCATCTGCAGTTGTAGGAGAAACAGGCAGCCCCGTATTTACATCCGTTAAATCATTTAACTCCGAAGCTCCTGCATTAGCATCTACATATCCCTTATCAACTAATGACCTTGCAGTAAAACTACCTGAATAATCAGCATAGTACTCAATACCCGTTTTAGTCGTTCTATCATCCTCAATAACTAAATTATTAAGAGTATTATCCCAACGTAAAGTAATTTGGTCTCCTCCTCCAACATTTAAATAGTTTGCAATCTGTAACGTGTCTTTTGTTTGGTATATCCTTGTGGCCCTTGTGGCATCCTCAGATAATTGAGTAATATCTGTATGAGTTTGCAGTATGGTTGTCTTATCTCCCGTTCCTGGATCTTCATTAACAACACTATACAATGATGGATTAGCAGATACAACTGGACCAACTCCACCGCTTGTAAATACCCCCGATAATGATGGGCCGGTTATCTGTATTTTACCAATATTTGAGCCTCCTGCACTAATGTTTTGAATTGTACCCCCAGAGCCACCAATATTAAGGCTTGTATGGTCTCCTAATGGGTCAGCAGTTCTTACATCAAAATTTGATGACTCAACCAAAAATGAACTAATTAAACCTGCACCAACCTCTCCAAACTGTAATGCACCATTCCTCATTTTGAATTGTTGTGAATTCAAATCCTGATTCCTTGATGCACTTAGAGTTAAATCATCCGTAAATAAATTTGCCGATAAAGCAGCTTTAAGTACGCTACCCTTAATTTTTGCAGTTTGGTACGCTGCTCCATCCCAATAATCAATGTCGTAGTAATCATCATCTCCAAACGTAAACCTTTCTAATGGATACTGATGTATTTTTATTCCTGCCATAATAGTTTAATTTATGCTAATATTTTTAATTCATCATCCGTTGTATACTTATCCTCATCGGATGTTGTTTCTTTACTTACCTCTGTTATATCTAAACAAACCTGCTTAATTTTTGCAGTTATTTTAACTCCATTTGATAAATCAATTTTGCTTGGATCAAACTTGCATTTTAAAGTTACAATATTTGCAGCTAAATAATCAACTGTTAATAATAATCCGCTTATTGGAGTCAAAGGATTTAAAGCATTGTTATCAAATGGTACAATGGTGCTCATAATCCATCTTGGGCTGCTCTCCTTTGGCTCTACCGTTATCATACCCCATACTTTTTGCACATCCCAATTACCCGTTGTAAGCTCATGGGTACTTTCAATATACAATAACTCTCCCTCTGGAATAATACTAACTACTGAATTATCTGATTGCCTTTTTAACTCAATTACACTATCAACATCCGCATTGTTATCATACGGGTTATCAATTAATGTATTGGTATGCACAAATGCAAGGCCATCATCATCCAGCTCCACAACCATTCTAATCTGCCAATTAGCAAGGTTATCATACTGCTCCCAATCTTGTGTTTCATTTGGAGCAAAGTCTGTACTAACTCCCGACAATGGCAACCAATATTTCCAATTCAATAAGAATGGATAATAAACAGATACCTCATACTGAGTTATATCAACAACTCCCGTTAATTTAACCTCAGCATTTCTCTTATTGCTCGTAGTAGGTAACTCGGTATTAATTGTTGCAGTTTCATTCAGTAAATATTTACCTGTACTTGCCTGGTATGTAACTCCTCCAAAACTGAAATTGCTCTGTTGTAATGTAAATGAATCCTCTGTAACGGTATTATAAGCCTCTACACGCAAATTAATGCCCCTATACGTAGTTTTAAATAAATCTAAGTAGAAAGTACCATAATATGCAATATCATCCTCTGTGTCTCCTGTAAATCCCGTATGGCTCCCTGCAATGGATGTACTATTTTGTGAGTGGTCCAAAAATCCGTAATCTGAATTCATGGTCAATGGCCCTCCAACAGGTAATTCCTTAGCCAACTGAGTAGAATATGCTAAAAGGTTAGTATTTCCAACCTTTACCCATAAATAAAACAGTCTATCATCCTCATCTCTGCTCTCAAAAAAGTCCTGCAGAGTAGAATTGCAACTAAAATCTAAGTCAATAATGGCATTTCCACCACTTGGAGTAAT